GGTCAGTATGGTACAGTCTTCTATGGATGTATCGATGATAAATGTGCCACACAGGTCGCGATTAAGGTTACGACAGAAGAAAGCGCCAAGATGGAGTATCGTATAGCCGAAAAATTGAAAGGAATGGGCGCACCGCGCATGTATCATTTCAAATCGTGTCGCACTGACGATATTCTTTATTTCGAATACATAGACGGTAAAAGCCTTCAGGCATGGATAAAGACCAAACCAAGCGAGGCCGCGGTTAAAAAGGTCATCGGACAATTGATACAAAACCTGGCCAACATTCATAAAAAATACCCAAAATTTAGACACCACGATCTTCACTCGAACAACTTACTCATTCTTAAAACGAAGGGTGGATTTAAACCAATAATCATAGATTTTGGTATGTCCACCATGGAAGGTGTGAGAAACCCGATCGTAACATCCGGGGAACTCGCCTCGTCTCACGGTATTGGTAGTAAAAGTCATATAATGTATGACGCACACTTCATTCTTAATTCAATGTTTTACGAATTCGCGCCATATAGTGGTTATAAACAGACGAAGGAATTCTTGCGCGATGTATTACCCGAAGAGTACCGAGGACCGCAGGGACAACGGTGGACGGAGTCCAGTTGGGGCAAATACGTTGATAATTACAGATTGGTAATGGGTGCGAAACACAATTTTCCAACCTACGAAACAATTTTAAAACATCCATTCTTAAGTACTACAACAAAGACGAAGAAGAATATTCTCAAAAAGGTTCTACCGCCAACGAAAAAGAAGGCTATCACCCCTCGCGCTCCACCCCCGCCCTCGCCTAAGAAGAGTGCCAATCAATCGAGCGCCATCCGTCGCGCCGTGGCTGTCCTCCAAAAGAATGCTGAAAAGAAGAAGGCGCCGTTAAAAAGACCCGGTATCGCCCGGGTTAAGTCGGTCGAAAAGAAGGCTCCAAAGACGGCTGTCGCGAAACCAAAGATATCAATCAACAAGAATGGTGACACCAAAATTGACAGACGGAAGTGTCGTCTCTACAAGAAAGACGAATTAGTTAAGAAATTTAAACTCGATCCAACACTGACAAAGGATGAAATGTGTAAGAAAATTTTAGCTATGAAATAAGTAACGCGATCACCGCCTGTACATCACAATTTTTTTCGTGACATATATTAAAATGTTAGACGAATCTTATGCCGTCGCACCCTCTGTCGAAAAACCAGAAGAGACGAAAAAAACGAACATCGCCCCGTACGTGATGATTTTACTCGTATTGGTGGCCCTCTTCGTTGCCTGGAGATTGTTCGGCAGAAACATCATTCATGTCTAAATTTGTAATAAATCTTATACCCCGACAATAATTAAAATATTCATAAATAGTAACATGATTGCTTTAATTATTCTCCTTATTTTGGATATCTATATTTTATATAAAACAGGAAGCCGTCAGCAACCAAAGGAAGTCGCCGGAAAAGGCAAGACCTGGACTGTTTACGGGACCATGGGATGTGGATGGACTCTTAAACAGCTAGAGTGGTTTAAAAAATCGGGTAAATCCTATAAATTTGTCGATTGCGACAAAGAAGGATGTCCCGGAATGGAGGCTTTCCCTACGCTCATTAGCCCAAAAGGCGAAAAAATTGTCGGGTATAAAGAAGTCTAAAGACCACGAACGACGGACAACGCGATAGAGAGGATAAAAGCTTCAAGAAGCGTATCAACCTTTCTCAACATGCTTACGTGCTTCACCAGCGACCTGTTCCAAAGAAGCTTAAGTAAGAATGTGCTGATGACGAGATTGAGTAAGAACAAAATAATGATGCGAGTACGCTCATTCGGGCTTCGGGTTTGGGAGATTTCCTTTAACATTTAATATTAGTCAATAATTTTTTTCTGAAGTAAACTTAAATGGCGAAGGATTTGCCCTTGTCTGGTTCTGAAAAAAAATTCACCAATAGACGGTGGGGGTCAAAGACAGGAATCGATAATAACAATTGCTACGCATACGCCGTGGGTGACTACGAGGCGTATCGATGGCAGAAGAGTATTCCAGGTGACAGATCCGGTCTTTCAAATAAAGGACACACCTATACACACTGTACAAGTCTCCCAAAGAGAGTTTTGTCCGATAATCCCACCAAAATATACAAAGTCGCAGCGAACGAAAAGTGCAAAAAGGGGTATTACAAAGTGATGATGTTTGTTAGTCCCGGGAGACCCACAAATTATATTAGAATGGGAGATTTCCACTTCTACAAACAACACGGTGTCGTTGAATATAAAGTGAAAGAGGGTGATACGGTCGCGAGTTTAAGTAAATTCTTCAAAGTACCGGAATCAAGAATTCGTAGTGCGGGTAAGATCGAAAAGGGTAAGAAAATCGTTTTTAAAGCTAATGTGTTCTCTCATAAGAGGGGCTGGGCCACAGGTCCTCTTTTGAGTGATGCGTCTGGTAAAATGATAAAGGATCCTAGATATGCGGCAAGGAATTATCCTGGTTTAAATTACACAACCTACTGTAGTTCATTCTGTGTCCGTGACACGGGAATCAAAGTCGGAAAGACTCATCCCAAGGTCAGACAGAAGGCTTCTAAGGTCTAATACGTTTTCTATATCAAAATTGATGTCACATTCATTTAGAAAATCCATCATGGCTTCTGACTCCGGTACAACTCTAGATTCGGAGTTTTCTGTATCATTGTTCTTAACAGTTATTGTCACAGAAAACTTAGAAACATCAAATAGTTTTCGACATGTAGGACACGTGTTCTTACCTTTTTCTTTCCATTTATCTAAACATTCCGTATGAAATATATGTCCACACCGTAGGCGTGTATTTGATCTGGTCGATCTAACCTCTGTAAGACATATAGAACAGGGAGAGGACATTAAAGTATTGGTATAAGTTTTTTTTGCGTATTTTACGTGATTAGTTAGTATCCGGTTTAATGAGACCCTTTTTCGCCTGTTCCTTTTGGAGTTGTTCAATCACGGCCGGACCGCCTTTCTGGAGAAGTTGTCGGTAGGAATAATTATCCGCATATTGAACACCATTTTTTTGCATGATGTGGTTATTCAAGAGCTGTGCTGAAGAGTTAAGAGAATACTGACGACCATCTGCCATTCCAAGTCGTTGCGACATGATCTGATTTACCATGACGTTAGAAATTAATTTTTCTATTTGTGATAGTCTTGAGCCATGAATGATACCCACTGTCGCGCAAGGCATCGACCATGGTTTCAATTTTGTGTCCAAGAAATATATTGAATATGTCCTTGTCTTGAGTTTCGGTAACCCGAATTTTTTCATTTTGGTTAATGTGTTGATTGATGATATTGTATGCGAACACGATCTCCTTCAATGTCTCCGCCCCGGTGATGATAACTTTACCAGTACTAAAAATACTGGTTGTAATTTCTTTCATTTCCTCCGCTGGCCTGAACTTGATCTTCACCGCCGAATACCGATCCGGTTCAAAGCTAATCTTAAAAATATCCGAATGTTTTTCAAAATGTTGCGCAACTTCCATAAGATTGACGTTATAATTCAAACTGAAATTACTGTTTATCATGACCACACGGAAAGAATCCAATGGCGTGGGCTTTTCCAAACCTAGACAGATTTTAAACAGATATTCCAACTGAGTAATGATTCGCTTTGCGTCGATGAGATCAGATGCGCCCGCGATCTGGATAGAACCATTTGGGAAGACTTTCACGGACTTGACGGAGTATTGATCCTCGTATGTGAGGGTGATTTGATTATAGAATGTCGTGGGTTTCAGTTTCCACTCAAATCCATCAAAATCTGAACCAATACGCCGGAGTTTTATAGAACCATTTTCTTCAAAAAGCTGTCGGAGTTTTTTAATCTCAATTTCCCGTTCGAATTTAGAAATCACGGTTATAGTCGTAATTTTAATCCATGAAGGTTTATATTCATCGGGCATCTTAGATCTAAACTCATCCAGAGTTAAGAGGTAAGAAAATGTATTATTGGCGATACTCGAATATTTCATTCTTTTTGACTTAAAAAAATCATGAACCGAGGTAACTTAGGAAGTCTTTAATGTCATGTTAATGAGTTTAAAAGAAAGCACGGAGATTAGTCTATGACGTCATTCTTAAAGAGTGCGCTGAATGTCGTTGATCTCGATTCTAATTTAAATTATGTGGAAATAAAATATACTAAATGGAACTATAATTCTAATACATATGAAGATTTTACCGATTACTTATATACGTCCAGTAAGGGTGATTGGACAGAAATCACCTGTTCTAAACAAGATATCCAATATGAAAATTTTCTACAAACCATGGTTGAAAAAACGATCGAATCCACGCAACGAATGGCTTTGATCGCTCTAGATAATTTACTCGCTAGAAAGAATTTGGGAAATCATGATGTTATACGTATTATGAATACGTGTAAAATTGTGAATCCTACGTTTAAAGTGCCTTATATAAACAAAAACAATACGTGGCAGATTGAATTTGCTAGAGGATTTATTCGAGATTATTTACCGGACGCCATCGAATGTTGTCTCAATAAGAAACGATTGAGTAGGATGTTTACCGTTTTGAAGCTAATCGACGAACAATGAGTATTATTGCGGCAACAGTGGCAGTAACACACACAATCTTAATTATAGTTGTCCTGGTATCGTCCTCATCTTTATCGATGGGGGGTTCTAAACCGGTATCGATATTTCTCTTTTGAATCGGCAAACTCTTGTCAACGGCTGGCCGAGAGCACCAATCTAACGTATTATCGCCCGCAGAAATACCATATTTACATATGGGACTCTCTTCTGGTTCGGCAACACCCGGGGTTTCATCTTTGATAGATCCCTTAAATTCGGATTTAAGTGTTTTACGACTCCCACCCGGCAACGAAAAATCGTTCTGAACAAATGGATTAATCTTATCTATGGCCGCCTCATCATCGATCATACAAGAACTCATTATTTATTATAATCTTACATTTTATATTTTTTAGTTTTGATCTTCTGTTTGTGTTCTGACCACATTGTATCTAAATCAACATCAAGCATGTGCGCCAATTGAAATAAATAACTAAATACGTCCCCCATTTCCATCATAACATCTACACCCCTTTCCTTTTTTAAATTTGTCTTCTTGAATGTTTTCTTGTATTGTCTGATAGCAGATGCCAGTTCGCCCACCTCCTCTGTGAGAAGAAGCCATACCGTATCTACATTCGCACGATCCCACCCCTTTGATTTGCACACCTTTTCGGTTTCGTTTTTGTAATAATTTAATGTGGTCATGTTACTTAATTGTGTCTAGTGTCATAACTTTAAATATTTGTACACAGTAACAATGTCCATTCGTGCGAGGCTCGCGAACAATAGAGGAAGAATGACTGTCGTGTCTATCATATGTCTGGTTAGTATCATTGGAATTATGGTCTATATCAGGAGGAAATCGGATAAAAAACTTGAGAGTGAATATGCCGAATTTTACGAAAATAAAGACGA